TATAATAGTAACAGTGAAACTCTATATTAGGTTGCCAGTTTTCTTTGAACTCATTCAGAAGTTTGAAGCCATTTTTCTTGAGCTTCTTCTCGTCAAAGCATGTTACAATTTTATATGTCATAGGGTTTGATAATTCCTTTTCCGGCAAGGTAGGTGTAGTCTCCATTCCACTCGGAAGCGTATCTTCCGTCAATGTCTCTTGCACATTTCCACTGTCTAAACCACGGCCCTCCTGTAGTGAAGTGAACATTCTTTGCTTCTACTTCCGCTGGAGAATGACCATCAAGCCAGTTCCACTCCTGATGCATACTGCCAATGTCGCCCTCTTTATCTGGAAGCCACTGAAAACCATGAAGCCAAGAACCTGTCTGGGTGTTTACCTCCAGAGGCGTTAGTCGTTTGTTAAGCTCGTGACCGCAGTTCCAAAGAATAAGGCTTGACCAGTTCTTGCGCCGATAAGTTTCCTGCTTTCGTCCATCCATCTTATATTCTTCGGTAGGTTCATATTGATGCTTAACGCAGTATAATGGATAGTAATCCATGTTGTATTCTTCAAACAATTCATTGATGTCTGTGCGAAGATACATGTCGCAATCCATATACAAAGCCCATCCCTGATACATGTTCAAGGCAGGGACAAGAAAACGTGTGAAGCTAAAGTCTGTAGAGAACGGTTTGCCATCTATGTCATCAATCATCTGCCCATCTTTAACGGTGTGCTTACGATTATACAGACCCATACGTTCTACAACATCTTTACGAATTGGTTTAATAGTTACGTTGTCAACTGCAATACGTTCAATAGTAAACTTCAATACTTCATAAGCTACTTCTTCTCTGGGATCGTAGCCAATATAAACTGTGTTGGGTGACTTTCTCATGATATCTCCTATGTAAAATGGGGGAGCAAACGCTACGCACTCCCCCAAGTTTAGTTACAGGCTGTAAATCTTTTCTTTCTTGTCTTCAGGTACTACCTTTTGAAGCTTGATGGTAAGCAAACCATCTTTAAAAGAAACATCATCTACAACCACGTCTTCGGCAAGAGTAAAAGACTTTGAGAAGGGTCGCTTCGCTATGCCTTTATGTACGATCTTTTCATCGTCTTCTTCTTCGACTTTCTTGCCGCTGATAGTTAGCTTGCTGTGTTCTGTTTTTACTTCCAACTCCTCTTTGGTGAAACCAGCAGTGGCTAACTCAATCGTATATTTCCCATCACCTTCTTCTACTAGATTATGCGGTGGGTAGGCATTATAAACATAACCACCTACTTCATTCTTCATCTTTAGCATATCTCTAAAGAGTTGCTCATGCCCCACAGTCCAAGAACAGAACTTGGAAAAGAAGGGATCATCGCTCGCCGTCCTATATGCGTTCATATCATTTCTCCTTATAGCAAGTTGATATAACGTGACCCATTATTGGCATCACACATATATTATACTACCTGTTAGGTATTTTGTCAAGGACTTTTTTACCTTTCTGTATTATTTCTTCTATAGTTCTACCGCAACCAATGCAGTAACGGTTATCTTCATCTAGTTTACACATCTTTTTACACGCCACAGCTACCACCATGTCCAGTAATATCGCAGATGTCGTGTGTCTCTAGTCCTTCTTCAAACTCTTCACCAAGCTTTTCTACAGCTTCAGAATACGGCACCGAAGAAAGAGGCTGTCCTCCCCTACACCCGTCAGGGTACACCGTGAAACCTCGCAGCCTGTGAGCATAAGAAGCAAGAGTATTGGTAAACTCATCAACTGTATCTTCATTGTTAAGTTTACTCCCCCACTTGGGCAGATTGATAGTACTACTAATGGACATATCAACGTAGTCTTGTACATCTGCCTGAAACTTCATACGCCTTTTGTAGTCTTCTGCAAGATCAAGAGCAGACTCAATGTTTGCTGGGTCTACGCCGTACAGATCAATGATCTCCTGTGCTGCGCTGTCCACCACATACTGATAGTGCCAACGGTTGCCACCTTTTAGATACCTACGCTTATAGGCAACTGCAAAGATAGGTTCAACACCCGTAGAGGTTCCAGCTAGAATACCTATTGAGCCGGTAGGAGCAATGGCACGATTTGCGACAGGGCGACTACACCCAAGAGTACTACTAAAGTCGGCGCTAACGTGGTCACTAACTCCTTTATAGACTGCCAACCACTTGTGAAGTCCTTCGGTAACTTCATACTTCTGTCCTCCTTTAATCAACCATTCGTGCATACCCATAAGACCAAGACCAAGCCTACGATTCTTTTCTCTTGTCTTGTAAACTTTGTCATAGGGTAGCTTGGCTCTGAGTGTGCCGCACAGAAGAAACTTAGTGCCAAGCTCGACTACATCTGCAAACTCTTTTAGATCGTCAATGCGCCCCATATTAATAGAGCCAAGATTACAAACATCAGAATCATCTTCGGATGTAACCTCCGTACAAGCGTTACGTAGTGTCTCATTTTCCTTCTCAAAGAAATTGAAAGAGAACCCCGGCTCGGCGGTAGATAGGGCTTGTCTAACATTCTGCTTAAAAGTATCCCCAACATCTCCTGTCTTCCAGTAGTTAAGTAACCATTCAGTATCGTAGTTAACGCTGATGTTTGTCATATCCAGTGGAGCATTGAAGTTAAAGTCCTGCTCTTTGATCTGACCAACAGAGAAACCTGTCTCTCCTACGGGCATATCATACCAGTTCTTACTGGCAAGAAACTTATCAACGTCGGGATGTTTCCAGTTAAGGCTGGCATAGATAGCAGACCTACGACTACCACCCTGCATAACACGACGACCAATCTCATTGATCATCTGCATCTTTGGAATAGGGCCGGAGGCAAGACCACCAGTGCCGTTAAGTATACGTCCCTCTTCACGATACACGGAGTAGTCGATACCAATACCACCGCCTGTCATCAGGCAGGACTCAGACTTCCAAGAGATGTCAGCCCAATCTTCTCTAGTATCTTCCTCTGCACGTAGCAGATAACAGTTATTAAAGAACTTGTTATCACGTCCAGCATAATAAAGATAACGACCACCGGGAATAAACTTCAGGTCGGTGATCATACGCTTCAGTTCGTCCTTGTCTTCCTTCGGTAGGTAGTCCTGACACACATCATCTACCAGTGTGGCCGCTAGTGCATCCCATGTCTCACACCCATGGTGGGCATACTTATGTTTGAATATGTCTTCGCTAAACTTGGAGCGAAACATAGGATTTTCATTAGATCGAAATTGTGGCATAGCTTTGTTCCCTTTCTACTTATCGTATTCCATTTCCAATATGAGTTGGGCATAGTGGATTGCTTTCTCAATATCCTTTCTTCCCTCCCCCTTAGTGCGATGTCGAGTAATGTATTTTATCACATTGCCCTCCAGATAGTCAAGCCCATTGGCGTGAATATATTCAACTGGTTGTATCTTGCATCCCTTGTAGTGTTGTCCTCCCACCTGTTGTTCTAATGCTCTTTCTTCTTTCATGCGTCTAAGATAATAATCATAGTTGCGTTCCTCTTTTGGGTAGTTTGCTTCGTCATAGGAACGAGTTAAGCTTTCGTCTGATTTCATTTACATTCTCCGAGGTTACAGCTTTAATTGCAAAGTTTCTAACAGTGTCTGGCTCTAGTCCGGCCATATGACATGTGCTTTCGAAGTTCTCACAGGTAACACCAACTGAAGCAAACACCCATGCTGATGCCTGATCTCTCTGAAGAGCAGTCTCATTAGTTTCATTAGGTTCTTTTGGCTTACTCATATCTAGCAACGCCTGAAGTATAATAGCTAGATTAAGAGTTCTGTCTGGGTCTTTTTGAGTTAGGTCATAAAGACTATCGAAGTCAAGGATGTCACTCATCTTCAGCCTCCTGAACGGGGCGATAAAATTTCCCGCCCACATAGTTATTGTAGTAGGCGGGTTCATCCGTACCTTCTAACTTTGCTGTAAGAACTTTGTAGATCATTTGAAAATAACACTCATAGTACCGAAGACTTCTTTTGTTTTTATACTCACCGACAACTTGAAACCGGAAATGTTTCTTGCCAATCTTCTTGATGTCTTCGTTAAGGTATTTACTAGAGCCTGTATATATTCTCCAATTAGATTCTACTTTCTTACCTTTACGTGTTACATAATATTGTTTACAACCAATGTAAGCTTTCTTAGTTTTCTTATTGGTTATTCGATAAACAAAGCCAAAGTTATTCTTTGTGTCAAACTCTTTATGATACTCCCAATGTGTCACCAGTCAGTCACTTCCTCCACATCAGGTTCTTTAGCCACGTTGGTAAGATACCTGCGACCATGTGCATACTTGAAGACACGAATACCTTTACCTTGATTAGCATCAGCCCAACAGTCTCGCTTATAGCCACAATAAACACAACTAACAGGAAGCTTACGGTTGCCAGACTTACCATCAGGTAGATCGGAGTAGCACCTATCAGGTAGAGAATCCTGTGAAACCAATCCTTTAAGGTGAGAGATTCGCTGCTTGGCATTGATCATATCCATATGATGTAGTTTGGTAAGACATATCTCTCCTGTTGATTTGTTGATCGCAAGAAACGCCGCCTCATTAATACCATTAGCTTCTGCGTAAGCAGATATCTGTGCGATATAACCAAAGGGATCGTCCTCTGCTAACTTGTTGTGCTTAAACTTGTCGAAGCCAATACCACTAGCAGACTTACAATCCACAACGACGCCATCAATAATACAATCTTGATGTCCGGTAACACCTTCTACCTCCACTTCTTTCTGCTGATCTTTCACCTCGTGTCCTGATATGGTAGAACATAGAAGCAAAAGCTCTTCAAGAATATAACCATATAGAAACTTGATACGTGTGGCTGGAGTTAGGTCGGCCTGATCAAGCGGCTGATTGACATCGTACCAGATGCGGCGGTCTGGCTTTCCAATAGCAGAGAGCCTTAGATTACCACGATCTTTGGGCGTGTCATACATAAAGTCTTTAATGTGAACCTTCAGCATTTCACCAAAGGTGTCGATGTGTTTGTCTACTTCACTCTCGTCCATATCTATAGGATCAAGTGAGAACAGACTATATATATCTTCAACGAGAGTGTCTATTGTTTTCATAATAAAAAGAGGGAGGAAGCTGACTCAGAAACTCCCTCCCTCTTCCTTTCTATGCTAGTTAAAAGGGAACGGCTTCAGAGTTCTGAACGTAACCACCATCGACCGGAGCAAAGTCTTCTCGGCTGTCACTATACTCAATGAAGTCAACAATCTGAACTGCTGCAAGGTCAGCAGAGATACCAGATTTACCAGCATAATTCCATTCGTAAGGAATAGCCTTAACATTTACTTTACTACCGTTGGCTACCAGCTTACCATTCCACAGATTATTCTGTGAGTCTTTTACAATAGGCGCTGCACGTTGCGTACCATCCTTACGCAGTACCTTGCGCTTGATGGTTACAAAGTCGCCACGATCATCACCCTTGTTGGCGATGGGCAGTCCTGCGCTTTCAATGACAGAGCGATTGTCATCGTCCACCTCTACCTGAATGCTCCATACCGGGTCAAACTTGGTGTTCGGCTCAGTGATAGAAGCATAGTGGCACTTACCAGTAATGTAAATAGGATCGTTCATTTCTTTCTCCTTTTAAATACCGCACCATTGCGGCCATGAATGGGGATCATTCCCCGGTGCTGTCTACTACAAAACAACAGCATATATTATACCACATGAGTTTGTGGTAGTCAATAGCTTTAGTGTGTTTCTGCCCAATTATTTCCAACTTTATAATCAGAATCTAAATCACACTTGAAGTTAAATACTTTCTGTGTTTGATACATAGCCTCCTTAGTTATCTTAGTGAACCTATTTATGTCTGGCTTCGCTACCTCGAACTGGTATTCGTCATGTACAGACGCTACCAGCTTGGCATCTAGGCCAGACTTCCTTACCCGTTTGTCTATCTCTACAAGCCACTGCTTACAGACAATAGCGCCAGCACCTTGAAGCAAAGTATTAAGTGCTGCATGTTCTGACCTAATCATAAGACGCCTACCATCAAGGCCGGGAATACTGCCTTGCTGTGCAGCTTCTTGTATATTAGATCGCAGTGTACGCAGTGCTGGCATGTTAGCAAGGAACTTAGATATTAACTTCTGCCCCTTGCCAGTACCGCCTCCAACTATCTTACCAATCTTTGCTGGACCTGCACCATAAAGAAAAGCATAGATAAAAGTCTTTGCCTGATCTCTGTTGGACAGTCCTGCTGCACGTTGATTGGCGGTATGAACATCGCCTGTAAGAACTTCGTTAGTGAAGTCAGCGTTGTTCATGTAGTGAGCGAGGCATCTAAGTTCAAGACCACTGGCATCCGTACCTACAAGCTGATGGGTGTCAGGGTTAGAGATAGTCCATAGCTCACGACACTCTTTTCCATAGGGGCTGTACACAGCGGGAACCTGTGCCATGTTGGGGCTATGATGTGCCATGCGTCCTGTAATAGTCTTGAGCGTTAACACTCTACCACGAACACGCATGTCCTCTCCACACTCTTTGATCCATGCCTTGAGCAGTCCTGTTCTTTTCTGTAGCAGAAAGTATCTACTAAACATCTGTGCTTCTGGCATATCAATCTTGGAGAGAACATCCTCATTGACAATCACATTGCCTTTGTCCGTGAGTTTATCCGGCTCCCATCCACGCTGCATCAGTCGGTCAGCTATCTGCTTACGACTAGCAATATTAAATGGTATCTCTTTAGTCTTTGTCTTTAACTCTACAATCGTAGGCTCAAACTCTTCCTGTGCATTTCGTTCGAGTTCGTGTTGCTCGTCCTCAAGTTTAGCAAGCAGTAGCTGTGCTTTCATAAGATCAAAAGCAAAGCCATTGTCCTGCTGTCTGTCGATTATAATACGGATGTTTCGTTCAAGATCATAGCACTGATTAGAAAACCTTTTCTTTTCCTTTTCTAAAGTTTGTGCAAGCTTGCGTGTCAGTTCGACATCACGCTGACAGTACTCCAACATGAGAGGAGAGAACTCACTGAAGTCATGGAAGTCAAGCTTTGCAAAACCAAGTCTTTCTCCCCACGACTCCAGTGAGTGACCACCCTCTCGCACCGGATTAAATAACTGCGACTCAAGCAGCGTGTCTCGAACCTGTAGCGGTGTGATAGATGAGCCGGTGAATTTGTTTAGCAATGGTGCGTCAAAGCTAATGCCATTGTGCATAATGAACTGGTCAATCTTCTTGGACCAGTCACCAAACTCTTTACACTCGTCACCTACCCACTTACGTATCTCGCCCGTCTCATAATGCTGTGCGACTATGCAATGTATTTTCTTTGCATTGATAGCATCAGTCTCTATGTCCACTACTGCTTTCATTTTTCATATCCACTAGGTATGCATCTGCTGTTGGTATGTGAAAGAATTGTTCGCCCTTCCTGATGTTGCGGTTGGAAACTTCCTTAACTTCTGAGTTTAGCACAGTGTCGCCGTCAATGAACCATGCCTGTGTGCAGTCGTTACGAAAGACCACGAATGTAAGGAGATCATTATCGCATTCTTTCTTCCATTTGTCAAGCAATCTTTTCTTTCTATATGGTATTCGTATCTCAGCCCACGAGTCGGGCCAAGGAGTTTTCCATGAATACTTTACCTCTACCTCGTACAAATGTCGGGGTAAGTCGGGTGACACAGTGCTGACAATATCAAAGTAAGTTGTTTCATTAGTATCTATATTGTTGTGATCATTTTGTTTTAACCACGTAACCATAGCATCTTTCGCAGCCTTATCGGCTACATCATACAATGCTTTGTCAAACTTCTTTTTAACCTCAGACATCTTCGTCCATCCAATCTTCATGTGGGAAGTGTTTCGCTTCAAATCCAATGCCTACTTCACTTTCATTTAGTTTAGTAAACAAATCAATTATATCTTTTCCTCCTAGTTGAGAATAGAACATTTTCTGTATTTTAGAAAGAGCATGTTCTTCTGATATTCCTGTACCCATAACTGTACCTACCAGTTTGATTGTTAGAACATAAGACTCTTCTTCAAATCCGTAGTCTTTATTATGTCTATTCCAAAGTGGCTCTAGATTATCTTGTTTATTCATCTTCGTCCTCCACGAATGGGTTATCTACCTGCGTCATTCTACCAGTGTTGGAGTCGTAATGCAAGTAGCAAGCAATGCCCGTCTCACCAGTATACCTGTTCTTGAGAATGCGAATCGTAGTAGTGTTTGCCTCTACCTCATCCTCTGCCTGTTGGTTACGCTCCAGAGCAAGCACAGCATCAGACAGATGTGCAATGGATGCAGACCCACGTAGATGTGACAGAGTAATCTCACGACCATCCTCATGCCCACGATCACCGGCGGGGCGACGTAGGTGTGAGACAAGAAGCAAACCAATCTGCGTCTCCTCAACCAGAGAGCGTAGCTTGGTCATGAGAATATCAATAGACTTACGCTCGTCGCCGTTGTCTTCCTGACCGGACACAAGAATAGAAAGATGGTCAAGAATAATCCACTTGGTGTTGAGAGCCTTTGCCATGTACCGTACACGGTTGAGAATCTCATCGTTGTCCATGCTTCCGAAGTGATCGAACACATAGAACCTGCCGGTGCCGAGCGTCTTTTCTTGCCACTCATCAAGCTGTTCTTGTGTGTACTGTTCACGAATCTCCTTGATGTACAGACGTGCATTAGCTTCCACACTCATGAGATTGAACGCAGTCTGCTTAGTGTTCTCCTCCATTGCAAGGACGCCAATGTTCTCCTCAGTATTGTGCATCAGGTGATACATTAGCTCACGCATGATACTGGACTTGCCCATACCAGCGCCAGAAGTAAACGTGATAAGCTCTCCGGTACGCATACCATACGTCTTCTCGTTCAGCTTTGACCACGGGTAAGGACAGGTCTGATTGTGCGTCTCTTCGTACAAGCTGCGACCAAGATCAGCAAGGTTGATAATACCTGCTGGTGTGTAGGTCTGTGCGTTCCACCATGTCTGCACGAACTTCTCACGCTGACCGACCTTCAGATACTCGTTAGCATCCTTCAGTTCGAGGCTCATGATCTTACACTTGTTAGGCTCGAACAGCTTTGCCACAGCCTGCTGTGCATCTTTACCTTGCTGGTCGTTGTCAAAGCACAGAACAATCGTATCAAACTTATTGAGATAGTCCAGCGCCTGACGGCAGTTCTTCAGCGCAGACTGTGCGCCATTCTTGATAGATACGACCGGCCACTTCGACCCAAGAAGCTGATACGCACTCATCGCATCAAGCTCGCCCTCACATACGGTAATGAACTTACCTGCCTGACCAAAGATGTTCTGACCAAACAGTCCTGCATCTGACAAGTTGCCCTCCGACCAGAACTGCTTGTCGCTGGTGCGGCGGAACTTAGTTCCGATGTGGTTGCTGTTCTTGTCGTAATACTTGTACATGTGTTCGGTGACCATGTTGCCGTCCTTGACAACCGACACACCATAACGCTTACAGGTATCTAAAGTAATCTTACGATCAGGAATATCAGAAACAATAAAGTTCTTAGCTTGCTGGTTCATGTTAACAATCTTTTTGGGTGCAGGTGTGTGTTGCATTTGGTTTCCATTCTTGTAGGGTTTCGCTTCATCGCAGCTAAAACATTTTGTACCCCAATCGTAGTACGCTAGTGCGTCGGATGATCCGCAGTCGGGGCAGGGTTGGTGCGTTTTGTTTTCCATAAACTTCTCCAAATTAATTGAGCCTTAGTAGTTTCGTAGAAACTTCACTACTAAGACTCAATTAAGTTTACCATTTACCTTTGCTATTTTGATACAGTTCCAAAGATATTTCTCTTCGCTCTGCTGCTAACTCCTTCTCCAGTGATATCAGCGTTTCAATCTGGTCAACTCTTTCAAGCTTACGCCATGCTGCTTTGAAAGATGTTTGCATTTTACCTCGTGTCTTTGGTTTATATACTTCAATAAGAACTTCCATCTCTTTATCCTTTTTGGATTTCATATACTCCTCTTGCAGATTTGTGGGTAAGATGTTGAGTGAGGTTGTCTCTGTTTCGAAGCTCTTCCTCGGCTTCTTTTTTCGTGCGAAAATTCTTGACAACCACATCACCAAACTCCTTCTTCAATATTAGCTTCCACATAACGCACTCCATGATACAGGAAAAAGTTCATTCATGTGAGTATCAATCTCCTTTGCAATCTCTCTCGTCTCTAGCTGTGCATCTTTGGCGTTGCGTAACTTAACAACTCTAGCGAAAGCCATAAGTGTACCAGACCAGTACCACTCTGTCAATAGACTTTGTGGTAGTATTGCTCTGGCTTGTTCTGCACATACACCGGAGTCAATCATAGCTTTGTAAGCATCGGCACAGTGGCGTTCCGCATCACTGAACATATGATCCATCACAGACTGCGAGGCCACTCTCTTTCTGAGCGAACCCTGCTTGATATCGTCGGACGCTTGCCGCCAGTAGTCAGGCTTCCAGAACTCTGGCTCTGTCTTAATGTAGCGGCGGCTGACCTCGTTCCAGACCAGACCTACCTGATGCTTCATCAACTGACGTGCTACAAAGACAGGAGCTTTAATCCTGAACTGTGCGGAGGCATGACCAAAGGGTGTCCAGTGATTATGCTTTGCTAGATACTGTATTAGTTTAGTGTCTCCGTCTGACAGTTCCTTGCTCTCCTTATTGAAGCTAACTCTTGCTGCGTTAACCACAGATAGATCACTACCCATGTGATCAATCAGTTCAACTGTCATCGTAGGCTTCCTCCCAGATATTTTCTATGAAACTTTCTTTGTCGTCCATAATC